CAAACAAGAAGTACTACGTCCATGCTGACCTTGCACAGCGTCACGACAAGTGTGCTGTAGCTATTGCCCACGTAGAAAAGTGGGTATCAGTGCAGGTAATGAGGGACTACGAGCAGGTAGTTCCAGTGGTCATTGTAGATGCTGTAGTATGGTGGGAACCAAAGATTGAAGGCCCTGTCAACCTTTCAGAGGTAAAGCAGTGGATTCAAAACCTACGCAGACAGGGATTTGATATTGGTATGGTATCATTTGACCGTTGGCAGTCCTTCGATATTCAGAATGAGTTGAAATCCGTTGGTATGAGAACTGAGACTGTTTCTGTTGCTAAGAAGCACTATGAAGATATGGCTATGCTTATGTACGAAGAACGCCTAGCCCTGCCTACTATTGAGCTTCTATTTGAGGAGCTTACTGAGCTTAAGATCATCAAGAACCGTGTGGACCACCCTAGAAAGTCTTCTAAGGACCTTGCGGATGCTGTTTGTGGGGCCATCTTTGGTGCCATTAGCCACACGCCAAGAGATCTAAACCTTGAAGTAGAGGTTCATACATTTAAAGATAGACCAAAACAAGCACTTGACATGGGGGACGATAATGTGGTAAAATATAAACCTATGCCCAAAGAGGTGCAAGACTATCTAACCAGATTTGATTTAATATAAATCAAAAAACAAATAACAATAAGGAGAATAATGACTTCATTAAAGAAGCCACTAATCGCTATTGCTTCTGCAGTAGCACTTGTAACATCTGCTCTAGTAGCAGCCCCAGCTAATGCTGCAATTTCTGCTGCATTGACTGTAAACAACGTAGCTATTACTGCAGCAGCAACCACTGCTGATCCAGTATTGCTTCCAGTTCCTGCAGATAACTCTGTAGATTCTGCAGACGCACTAAAGGTTGTCGTTACTGTTGCTGCAAACACTGCCGTGACCGCAACTGCAACTGGTGCAAAGCTAGTTTCAGCAACCGCAACTGTATCTGCTCCTGTAGCAGCTTCTGCTGGTGCTGCAACATTCTCAGCTAACTCAGGTTCAGGAACCACAGTTACCTTCTACGTATTCACTACTTCAACTACTGCTGGTTCAGTTGTAGTTACTGTTGGTGGAGACACAACTACTTATGTAGTTAAGGGTACTGCAGGTGCTGCATACAACCTAGTTGCTACAGTTCCAGCTATTGCAGGTCTAGGTCTACCAGTAGACTTCACTGCAAACGTAACTGACGTATTCGGTAATGCTGTAACGACCGCATCTATCTCTACTGCAGTTCTACGTGGATCAGTTACCACTGCTCTTACCTACGATGCAACCGACAAGCGTTACGAGGGTGTAATTACTACTCCTACCGTTGCTGGTGCCGTTGCTGGTATCATCACCATCTCAGCTACTGACGTAACTGGTCTAGCTAAGGCTGTTAAGGAAGTTCCTTTCTCAATCGCTGCTGCAGACCTTTCAGGTCAGGTTACTGCTCTTACCGCACAGGTAGCAGACCTAACCGCAAAGCTAGCACTTGCTGAGGCTAAGGCTGATGGAAACAAGAAGAAGTACAACACCCTAGCTGCTAAGTGGAAACAAGAAGTTCCCAAAGGCTAAGGTTGCACTAATCAAGTAATTGATGTAAAATGGTAGAGGGGAAGGGCAAAATCCTTCCCCTTTTCCGTCCCCTGAGCATAAAAAGGAGTTAGAATAGATGTCTATACAAATTGTATATTTCTCTAATTACTCAGGAAATACAAAGCGATTTGTAGAGAAGTTGGGTATTGATGCCATTCGTATTCCAATAAACTGGGACCCTGCCCATCCAGTTTATGCTAATGAGAAATACGTTCTGATGGTTCCAACTTATGGCGGAGGATCTGAGAAGTCCGCAATTCCAAGGCAGGTAAGAATGTTTTTAAACATTCCTAACAACAGAGCATGGCTACGTGGAGTAGTTGGCTTTGGCAACACAAACTTTGGAGAGCATTTTTGCAAAGCTGCAGATATGATCTCAGAAAAGACTGGGGTACCAGTAATAGCCAGGGTAGAAATCTTTGGCACAGAAGACGATGTAAACAAGGTAAAGGAAAGGCTGGAGAAGCTAAATGAGTAATGGTTACAGTTACCACGAACTAAACGCAATGCTTAATCTGTATGGTGCAGATGGCAAGATTCAATTTGACAAGGACAAGGAGGCAGCAAGATCTTACTTCCTAGACCACGTAAATCTAAACACAGTATTCTTCCACAGCCTAGAAGAAAAGCTAGAGTATCTAGTTGAACACGAATACTACGATCCAATCATCCTAGACCAGTACTCATTTGATTTTATCAAGGAGCTGTTCAAGCAGGCATACGCATACAAGTTCCGCTTCCCAACATTCGTTGGAGCCTATAAGTTCTATACACAGTATGCCCTAAAGACATTCGATGGTGAACGATACCTAGAACGCTTTGAAGACCGTGTTGTTATGAATGGTCTTATGCTTGCACGAGGAGATGAGCAGCTTGCCAAGGATCTTGTGGATGAAATTATCTCACAACGTTTCCAGCCAGCAACTCCTACATTCTTAAACGCAGGTAAGGCTCAGCGTGGAGAGTACGTCTCTTGCTTCCTACTTCGTATCGAAGACAACATGGAGTCAATCGCTCGTGCAGTAAACTCTTCGCTGCAGCTATCAAAGCGTGGCGGTGGTGTTGCTCTAAACATCTCCAACCTACGTGAGCTTGGTGCACCAATCAAGAAGATTGAGAATCAGTCATCTGGTGTTATTCCAGTTATGAAGATGCTTGAAGATGCATTCTCATACGCAAACCAGCTAGGTGCTCGCCAGGGTGCAGGTGCAGTATACCTAAACGTTCACCACCCAGACATCCTACGCTTCCTAGACACCAAGCGTGAAAACGCCGATGAGAAGATGCGTATCAAGACTCTTAGTCTTGGCGTTGTAGTTCCAGACATCACTCTTGAGCTAGCTAAGAACAATGACGATATGTACCTGTTCTCCCCTTACGACGTTGAGAAGGTTTACGGTATCCCATTCTCAGATATCTCAGTAACAGAAAAGTACCAGGAGATGGTGGATGACGCACGTATCAAGAAGACCAAGATCAAGGCTCGTCACCTATTTGAAACCATTGCTGAGCTTCAGTTTGAGTCAGGGTATCCATATGTAATGTATGAAGATACTGTTAACAATGCTAACCCAATTGAGGGTCGCATTAATATGTCTAACCTATGTTCAGAAATCTTGCAGGTAAACACTCCTACAACATACAACGCTGATCTATCTTATGACAACATTGGTAAGGACATCTCGTGTAACCTAGGATCGCTAAACATTGCTAAGGTTATGGAGTCACCAGACTTTGGTAAGACTGTTGAGGTTGCAATCCGTGCACTAACATCAGTAGCTGATATGTCATACATTGAATCAGTTATGTCAATTGCTGAGGGTAACAAGAAGTCACGTGCCATTGGCCTTGGTCAGATGAACCTACACGGTTACTTTGGTAAGGAGCGTATGCACTATGGAGACGAAGAGTCAGTAGATTTTACTAATATGTATTTCTACACCATACTATTCCATGCCCTAAAAGCATCTAACAAGCTAGCCATTGAGACTGAGTCACCATTTGATGGCTTTGATAAGTCTAAGTATGCTGACGGAACATTCTTTGCTAAGTATCTTGCACAAGAGTGGAAGCCTGCTACAGCTAAGGTAGCACGTATATTTGAAGAGGCTGGCATTGAGATTCCAAATCAGTGGGACTGGCAAGAGCTTGCTAAGAGCGTGATGGCCCATGGTCTATACAACCAGAACCTTCAGGCTGTTCCTCCTACTGGCTCTATCTCGTACATCAACAATTCAACATCATCTATCCACCCTATCGCATCTAAGATTGAGATTCGCAAGGAAGGAAAGATGGGGCGTGTCTACTATCCAGCACCTTATCTAACCAACGACAACCTAGAGTATTTCCAGGATGCCTACGAAGTAGGTCCTGAAAAGATCATCGACGTTTACGCAGCTGCAACCCAGCACGTAGACCAGGGTCTGTCGCTAACCTTGTTCTTCAAGGATACAGCAACAACTCGTGACGTTAATCGCTCACAGATTTACGCATGGAAAAAGGGTATTAAAACTATTTACTACATTCGTATTAGACAAATGGCACTAGAGGGTACAGACGTATCTGAGTGTGTCTCGTGTATGCTATAAGGAGAGAAAATGATTACAAGACCAATTAACTGGAACAAGGTTGAAGATCCAATTGACCTAGAGGTTTGGAATAGACTTACCTCAAACTTTTGGCTACCAGAAAAGGTGCCACTAGCTAATGACGTACCATCGTGGGCGTTGCTAAGAGATGATGAAAAGCTACTCACCATGCGTGTGTTCACTGGCCTAACTATGCTGGATACAATCCAGGGTACCGTAGGGTCAATGTCCATCATCCCAGATGCACGTACACAACACGAAGAAGCGGTAATCACCAACATCGCATTCATGGAATCTGTACACGCTAAGTCATACTCAAGCGTATTCTCAACCCTAACATCTACACAGGAGATTGAGGATGCCTTTAGATGGTCAGAAGAGAATCCGTACCTTCAGAAGAAGGCACAGATTGTTCTAGATCGTTACTATGGAGATGACCCAGAGAAGCGTAAGATTGCCTCTACATTGCTAGAGTCATTCCTATTCTACTCAGGTTTTTACTGGCCTATGTACCTATCAAGCCGTGCAAAGCTAACCAATACTGCTGATTTGATTAGACTTATCATTCGTGACGAGGCTGTTCACGGCTACTACATTGGTTACAAGTTCCAGCTTGCGTTCAATGAGGCTTCACCAGAACGCCAGGAAGAGCTTAGAACATATGCATACGACCTTTTGATGGAA